TATACTGATGAAGAGAAAAGTGGTGAAATGGTCCCTTTTCGTTCCCTTGAAAACGTGTCCTTTCTGAAGCGTCGTTTTGAGTGGAGTGTGAGTGAATATTGCTATTTGGCTCCGCTATCATTGGATACTGTATTGGAAACACCTAATTGGATTCGAGGACCATATGATGATGCTGAAAAGACCTGTGAAAATGTTGAAAATTCGTGCTTTGAATTGAGTCTTCATGGAGAGAAGGTGTTTAATGAATGGACTGGAAAGTTGAGGAAGGCTACCCGCGAATTGAATCCTCGCCCAAAAATATTACCTTTTGATGAGTACCGTACCGTTGAATTGGTAAAATATGGTAAGATGGTTGCTTTATCTTAAATCCGTGACAGGGGCTATCATCAAATCGCCGAAGGATGTTAGCAGCAAAGCCCGATTTACGGTTGACTTTTGTCAAGTGGAGAGATTTCTTGTGATTTTTCTATTGATTAGTGTGTGCCACTTTAAATATAGGCTACTGATCCGGCGATTTTGGCCAAAAAGTCTGACTAAGCTTTTGGTAGTTATTAAACTCATTTAGTTCTGATATGAAACAAAATTCTGAGATTGATATACAACAAATTACGACCTTCGCTGATGATGTAACCATAGACTCATATACTAAGCCCATGCTTACTGTAGATGAGGATTGGACCAAAATGGCTGAAGATGGACCGACCCATGATGTTCTAGCAGTTTTACAGCGTCCTGTTGTTGTGCATACTGGCGAATTTAATACTGCTTTCGCAAGTCTAACCCTTAAGTTTCCAGATATTATATTTAGTAATTCTGAAAACGTAATAAACAAACTGAATTATTTTGCGTATTTTCGTGCCAATGTCAGGATTAGATTAATTTTTAACGCTACACCTTTTATGAGTGGTAGATATTGGATGTTCTTTGCTCCCTTTGATAGTGTATCTAATAGAAAGGCTCATGTTACTCCGACTTTGATATTACAAAATTGTACTGGTTATCCTGGTGTTGAAATCGACCTTGCCTCTAATGCTCCCGTTGAAATTGAAATACCGTATTGTGCTCCATTATCACATTATAATTTAATTAATGCGTTTTCGAATATGGGTGAATTATATTTAGTTCCCTTGAATTCCATTCAGACTGGGACCGCTCCCGTTGGAACCGGTGCTGGAGCTTCTTTTTCCATCCTTGCTTGGTTCACCAACATCGACTTAGCTATGCCAACATCCGCAAAAACCGCGGTTCCCACCATTTTAAGGGCACAGATTGGTGGGTCAGATGAAGAGTGCACATCCTCTATTACAGTCAGTCAGGTAGCTGATCAGGTTGCTACAACAGCCTCTAGGGTTTCCGATGTTCCCGTTCTAGGTAGTATTGCAAAGCCAGTTTCTTGGGTGTCAAAAGCTGTTGCGGGTGTCGCTTCAACCTTTGGATGGAATAAACCTGATAGTTTAGCTCCCAACTCTAGTTTCTATAATTTACCTGCCAAAGGTTATACCAATGCTTCTGGAATAGATTCTTCTGTTAAATTGGGTGCTATGCCAGATAATTCTTTACCTACTAGTTCCGGCTTATTTTCTACCGATGTTGATGAAATGGATATATCTCATATCTCTAAGAAATCATGTATATATGCTTCTAATGTTGATTGGACCCTTGTACAATCTCCTGGAACAAAATTACATACCGTTCCAGTTGCTCCTGGTATTTGTGGTGGTAATGCTAGAACATTTT